TTTACTCCTGCGGCTGATGTTGCGCCAATCGAGCAAGCGGCATATCAACCAGTTGACGAGCAATTTGTTGAAGGTAAGTTTTAGGTAAGAAAGCCCTCGAAAGAGGGCTTTCTTTTTAGTTAATAGGGATCTCTATTCCATCAAGTACAACATACCCACCTTGAAATGTAGATATACCAGAAACAGTGACCTGACCGCTTGTTGAGTTTACATCTATTCTTGCGGGAACAAGGCCAAATGTTGAAGTCTCAGCAATAGCTCTATTTTGAGATGACTCAGTAAACAGCGCGGCACTCAATGTAAACGGGTTAACATTAGATGCAGGTGGAATTAATCTTCCTTGCAAATGAATTTTACCGCCATACTGAATAGCCTTAAAGCTTTTGAAGTTTGATATAACTTTTTCAGTCCAGCCATTTGCTAGGTTTGCAGCGGTAGCAATAACATTAAGGGATGAATAATACTTAGATCTGTCAATATTTCCGAATTTTAACAACTCAGGGTTTAAGTCGCCAGATGTTCTCTGTATTACACTTGTTCCAGAAAATGAGCCTATTGATGTATCAACATTTAATTTACCGTGAGTATAATCACCGTTTAATGTAAATTTAGTATTTGAATCTGCGCCAACTAACACAACAGTCCAATCACCAAGTGACGTTGATTTGTTTGCAGAACCCATAACTAGAGGGTTATTTACGTTAACCGCTCTAGCTTTGTTGATTGTCAAAAACCTAAATTGATCCCCAACGTTCAACCCTGTACCTACAACACCATCCATGTGCAAGTTATCAATGTAACAGCTATCAATTACACCAGAACCAGACGTCCTAATTGCTTTAACTGAGTTCTTCATTGTCAAATTTGTGACTACGATTTCAGTAGTGGGGTTTGTTATACTAGTCTGATATACCACTCCGCCGCACTTTATTGGTGTGCCATCTAGGGTGTACTGGTCTGCGGTTAAATTTTTAACATAATTACGTTTACACGTATTAGCAGGGTCTGACTTGAAGATGACACACTCATCATTTGCTGTGGTATTTCCACCACCTCTAGCTATAATCGTGTCAGCAAACAAATCCTCACACTTACTAACAAAGCAGTGCGTTCCGCCTATTGCCTCTGTGTAACCGATATTAACAAATTGACCATTCTCAGCTAATGTGGAGTGTTTTAACGTGGCTGAGTTGCCTACAACTGGCTCAGCTATCAAGCTTATAATGTTATTCCACGTTAAGTTTTTAATCTTAGGTTGCGGGTTAGGGTAATCAGTATTAGCGCAAGGGACAAAACCCTCTCCGTAAACCCCCGCATACACGTTAGCCACCACGTTAGTTCCAAAGTCGACACCTAAGTCGTAACACTCAAAGCCATCAGCTAAGTTAAATAGCGTACCTTGTAGTACAGTTCCGTTTTCAAGCTGCTTACCATCAGAGCTAAGGTTAGGCATTTTAGCGCCATTGATTTTTAAGCCTTTAGCCGTATTACCAACAAACGGACCTGCGCCAAGGTTGAAGTTGTGAGAATACGCATCTTTCAAGCTGTAGTTTTCTGCTTCTAAGTTTAGCGTGATATATTCCAACCCAAGAACTCGAATATCAATTAATAGATTGCGTACAGCTAATGGGTCGGATGATGCACCTACTTGATCCGCATGAATTACGCCGCTATGGATTAACTTTGCGCGCTTTCCATCACTTAGGGTTATGTAAAGGCTTGATACGTTTCCTGCACTTCCAGCCGCTAAAATCTCATACTTTGCCGCGCCTTTGTCGCCAGATGTAAAGCTCTTTGTTTCAACCGTCCTTCCTACAACGTGACCACTATAAGATTGCATTGCTGATACGGTATCGAAGTTTCTTGGGTATATAGCATCATGCCCGCCAGCAGCGTTTAAATCTGATAATAACTCGTGACTAGTTGCAGCAAAAGCCTGCCAGTCCGATCCCGCAGTCGGATCTGTTCCAGCGGTAACAGTAATCGGCGCAGAGCCTGCGCCAACGTATTTATATAAAAATCCATCAGTAGGTGAATTTGATACTAATAAATTTAGGCTTCCAAGAGTGCCGCCAACCGCAAATATAAACGGCGCAACACCAAGGCCAAACTTATCAATCGCCTGTGATAAAGAAATTATCTGTTTTCCAGTATATGTCGTGACAGTCGTGTCTCCATTCACCACTTCATTAAATGAAACAGCATTATCATAAATTACACATGGGTCTGCCGCTGATGCTGCTGGTGATGGTCGCGGATCTTTATAATCAGCCATTGTTAATCTTCCTCGAAAAGTTTGTCGTTATATTCTGTTAGTGAAATTGTAACTAAACCGTCACCACTACTAGACACTGATTTTAGCGTGTAATCTGTGCCAATTAGTTCATCATCTGGTGCAATTACGTATTTAGAGCCTAGTTCAAAATCACCATCATTAGCAGTATAAGCACCGCTTAACGCTGTGGATTTAAAGCCTTTAGTAGTATAACTTAATGCTGTGCAAGTAACTAGGCCGCTAATAGTGCCGTCTTGTTTGGTTGTCTGCACATAATAAGTCTTGCCAGCTTCAAACTTAATCGGCTCACTCGTTAAATATTCATCACCAAAAACGTCTAGTATCTCGCCACCAAAAACATCTTGATCGTTCATGTCACACCAGCGAACACGATCACCGATTCTTGCAGTTAGGCCAAAGTAATATGTTTGAAATTCAACAGTATTACGCTGGTATAGTAAACGCCTAATTTCATAGTCGGCGCGGTTGTTGGCTTGCGCTTCACTTTGACATCCAACAAGTGTAATTTCTTCTGGATATGAACCCTCATCAGTATCAACAATTACATTACCCTGCAAGCGTCTGTATATCGTTTTCTCGACGTTATCAGGAAGCGTGACATAAGTTAACGATATAGAATCTTTATTGCTTGGCAGCCATTGTGGGAATGTCTGCGTTGACTCTCCGATTGTGTTGCGACGGTTAAATAACATCGAGTGTGACACTTTAGCTTCAACACGATTGAACGACCAAAATTGATAATTCTGGTAGGCCAGTGTCCTAGCAACGCTGCATATAACGGTTAACCTTTCACGTAGTCCAACGTTTGCATCATCAAATGTAAAATCAAAGGATCTAAGGTTTGATGGCAATGCATCATTGATTGCATATAAATCATCAAGATCAACTGTTGATGCTGGTCTATTAGCCTTTATAATTAATGTATATGCCACTGCATCTGCAAAATCGCGAGTAGCAACCTTTGTTAGCTCTAGATTACCTGTGCTACGGTTATAGTTTAGCAGCTTACGAGTTAAATCAACGTTAATTTTTGATTGACTACCACCAACAATGCGATCACTTGCTTTACGTTCTACCCATAATAATGTCACATCACCATAGTTCGGTGTACCTTGATATTCAACACCTACTAATTGTTCAAACGCTGCTTTTTCTGATGCACTTCCTCCAACCTCGTCGCTTGAGTTGCGTGCGCGACCTTGATACCTGCCAACTGGCAAGCCTTCAAACTTTAATGTCCTAAACTGAGCGTCAAGAGTGTTTCCAGTAATAGTTACAGAATCGGTTGCAGTATATCCACCAATAATAGGCACACCAAACTCATCAACCTGCCTAATTTCTCCACGCAATGTTACTGATAAATCTCCACCACCATCCCCACGTATTCCAGTTGGCATTGAAAAATGAAACCATACTTCACTAACTTGATCTCCTGATACGCCGAACCAGCCAATAAAGTTATCAACTTCACCACTTGAATCTGCTCTAGACACTTCAAATGCAGTTGATGCGCCAACAGTTGTGTTAACAATCAATCCAGTAGGTATCGTTAACATGCTGGCAGTTTTTGCGGTTATCTGCCATGTTCCGTTTAAAATTACACTATCAGGACCAGCCCCAACTTGCTCAGTGACTTTAATATTAATGAAGTCTCCAATCTCAAGCGACAGCGCTGTAATTAATGGCGCTCCAACTCTAACTATCGTATCTCCACCACCAGACGTAACTGCATCATCACTTGTTATTGACGATGTTTCAGCAACAGCACTATCATTTTTTGCTGGCAATGTTTGGTTTGTAACTTCGTTAGTTTCACGCGCTGTTATGCGCTGAGATTGTGGTGGTATACCATCTACAGCAGTATCATAAATTGTGTATAGTGAGCTAGGGATATCATCAATTAATGTCTCGCCAGTTCTTACGGCTGTTATGTCGTAGCTACCAACTCCAATACAAAACAACTCACGTTGAATCTTTAGGTTATTCTCATAAAAATAATGTGAAGGCTGAATAAAATCAGGGTAAGAAATAGGCGAGCCAAATATTTCGGGGATTGCCTGTCCTGGTCTAAATTCATTTGTCGCAGCATTTAACTGACTGTTAGGTGATGTACCTGCAGCGTCTGCTGTTCCAGGTATATCTGGAGCAAGCAGAATAACGGCTGTAATTGCGATAATAGCAATTACTGCATAAGCTATAATCTCAATACCTGCAGGCCTATTAATAATAGTAAACCTATCATCATGCGCCATTTCAACATCAATCGTTTCATTGATAGATCCAGTATCTAGCGTTGAAGCAAACGGTTTACCATTTAAATAAATGTCAGTCTCTAGCCCACCAAAGTCGCGGGTGAAGTTAGCTGCTAAAAACTCGCCAAAGTTGTCGCCAGTATTTGGATAGTAAACTTCTTTATCAGTAAGATTTGACGGATCTTTAAATCTAACGATGATCGGCATAGCGTCTAAACTCCACTTTGTTTTTATATAATCGTTTAAGTAAGCTTATTCTATCAAATTTTACTTGCCCTGTACCGTTACCGTCTTGCCCCCAAGCGTGAAGGACTGATCCATGCAAAACCCTACCAACATGCTGAAAGTTTCCATCAGCATCAAACATTAGCATTATGTCACCATGATCGCCTTTTGATACCTCAGTGTTATAGCTTTTAATTCCCTCGCTTCCAGCCTCCGACGTTCCTGCTAATTCATCATCGTAAAGGTTAATCGTTGGCAAGGTAATGCCGTCAATTTCTTTGAATGATGCAATGACCAAGCCCCAGCAATCATATGATTCAGGGCCGCAAGCACGATTAACCCATGGCTTACCAATAGTCTTGTTGATAAAGTCTTTAGCCATCATATAATCACCCGTAAGCCTGGGAAGTTTTGCGACAAGTAACGAGTTGCCACGCTAATAGATGCTGGATTGTCATCACTTGCAGTAATAGCAACCGAATCTCCCTCGATTGTTATAGCGCCGATCCATGAGTTGAATATGCTTGGCACGTTATCAACATATTCACGGTAAACAAATTCAGCAGGCGTTGTGTTAGGGTTTAGTATTGAGTAATCGCGGATTGATTTTAATTCCTGTTTTATCAATGTTCCAATACGCCCTAGTTGAACCGTCATTGATGCAACACCATCCTCACTAACACTTGGAGGCT